TTATGTCCGTTCTTTCATTCGTTCCTGCGCCGATCGGAAGATGGCTTCATTCAGCTCAAAGCCTATTGCATCATATCCTTCCAGTTCAGCCGCCAGAAGGGTTGTCCCGCTGCCCATGAATGGGTCCAGGATGCAGCCTCCGGGCACACAGATCCGCACGATCTGGCGCATCAGCTCCAGCGGTTTCTGCGTCTGATGACGTCTCTCTTTGCCCGATACATTCGGGCAGGTGAATACCCCCGGCAGGCAGGGCACCGGCCTGTCAACGGGCAACGCTCCGTTTGAGCCCCACAGGATATTTTCCGTCTGCTGTCTGAATCGGCCTTTTTGGGGTCTGCAGTTTCCCTTGTCCCATTGGGCCATGCCTCGCCACGTCCATCCGGCCCACTGCATCACATCCGATGCCACGGGCGTTTGCCGCCAGTCCACGAACATGGCGATCACGCCGCCCGGTTTGGTTCGCATACGCGCCTCCAGCAGCACCTGTAGCATCAGGTTTGCCCAACTCCGCTTGTCCATTGCGTCCCCTTCAAAGTCTGGATAGGGGCAGTTTTTGCTGCTGGTATACTTCGTTGATGTTTTGGCTGATATACCGTTTTGTGTGGCAGCTCCGGAAGCATAGGGCGGATCGGTTATAACAGCGTCAAACAAGGCATCCCGCGGCATTCCGCTTAGGATTGTCAAGGCATGCCCCTGCATCATTTGAATCATGATAAGCTCCTTTCATTACGTACCCCGCCCGGCATTTTGCCGGGCAGGGCGTTTCATGTTATTACATAGCGGTTTCAGGCGGCTTTTCCGGCTCCCCGATCCCATACACATCCTTTTCCCCCGCGGCGATCATGGCCATGTCCAGCTGCTTCCACGCGGCCTTGAGCGCGTCGAT